TAATTCTGATGTTTTATCAATTTAGTTGGGTCTTGATTGAGCACCCAATTGATGAATTTACAGGCTAAATCTTCATCTGGAAAGTATCGGGTTAACACCTGACCCGTAAGTGTGGATCCAACAAATATGAGTATGTTTCCTTTATAGTTGGAAAACTTAATCCACCAATATTCACGGACAACTGGATGCCATGACCGAAGGTGTCTGATTATATCGGATTCTAAATCTTTTTGCATATTAGGCAATAATACGATTTATTTAGCGGAAGTGTGTCGGTCGGCGCATCTTTGTTTTATACATAGCTGGTGTCCGGTTTGATAATAAATGAGCTTTCCTAATACGACATGAAACCCAATCATTGTAGTAATCGTCAGTTCTCAAAGCATCCCGATTAAATATCTCCCAGGTCTCCCAATAAGAACATTCTGAGCGTGATTTACAGAGGTGTAATATTTCTCTCTTAAACACATCTTCTCCGAGAGTCTTCACTTCTTCTTGTATGACTTTATTTGAACCGAAGTATTTTTCCCAATCGGATGCGATTCGGACTTTCTTTGACTTACCTTTTACTTGGCGTCTTGCAGCTTTAGTAAAAAACTTCTTACCTACATATTTACGGCCTGTTTTAACATTGGTGATAAGATATACCATACCAAAATACTCACCAATTTCTTCACCCGTAAATTCCTTATTATGATATATCCATTTCAATCTTCGTAACCATCTTCCTCGTTGAATGATTTTTTAATTCCATCAATTTCGTCTATCATGTATTCTCCACAGAATGGACAATAGAGAGGATCCGTTTCACATATCTCTTTGTCATACTGTATTACATATTTAGACCCACATTCACACGAGTGATGTTTGTTTGCCATAGGTTATCCTGTTGAATTATTTACACGAACATTTGAGTTCGTAATCTTTGATTGCAGCTTTGATAGCGTCTTCAGCAAGGACTGAACAATGTATCTTTACTGGTGGTAGTGCTAGTTCTTCAGCAATCGCTGAATTTTTAATAGTGGATGCTTCTTGTAAGGTTTTACCTTTAAGAATTTCTGTAACTAAACTTGATGAGGCTATGGCTGAGCCGCAACCATAGGTCTTAAATTTAGCATCTGTAATGATACCATCTTCCACTTTGATTTGTAATTTCATCACATCACCACAGGCCGGTGCGCCAACCATACCTGTGCCAACATCTGGTTCGTCTTTAGGAAAAGAACCCACATTTCTTGGGTTTTCATAATGGTCTAATACCTTTTCTGAATATGCCATGAGTTTCTCCTAGGCTGCAAACGATGAACCGCAACCACATTTACTTGTGGCGTTTGGGTTCTTAATTTCAAATTGTTCACCCATTAACGATTTAGTGTAATCTATGGTAGAATCATTAAGATATTGCATACTCATAGCATCTATAAGTAAAGTGACACCATCTTTTTCTACTGCAAAATCATCTTCGTTTTGAGTTTCATCAAAAGTAAAACCATATTGAAAACCAGAGCAACCGCCACCAGAAACAAATAACCTTAATTTAAGTTCCTGATTATCTTCTTCAGCTAATAAACTTTTAATCTTATTAACAGCACCTTGTTCTAATGTGACCAATTGTTTTTACTCTCTAATGAATCGTTAAGTTTTGGATTGAAATTGATGTTAATAATCTTTTCAGCCTCTGTTATGGATAATTTATATTTTTCTAAATCTCCTACAGGTAGTGGTGTATTTGGAAATATGTAAGCTGCTGATTTTTGATTCTTTACATCAACAATCACTTTATACACCTTTGTGGGAATACCAACATTGTTACCAATGACTGCATATCCTTTTTCATAGACTGGTCCAGATACCACATAAACATCATTGTTTTTCAATACATAATCACGCACCTTGGTTTCTAATTGCTTCCAGATACCACGATTGTTGTTTGGTACCTGTGGAATCATATTCGTTAGAAAGAATGATTCTGACATGATTTCATCGTTTTGTGTGTTATCAGCACCAGGACTTAAATGACCACGGTCATATGGTTTACCAGCATAATCAGCTAAATGACTTTGATGTTGCACAGGAACTTCTGGATCAGGACGAAAATCGTCCTTGCGTTTTGCTGGGCCTGTAATTGATTCTTTAGTAAGATGTTCTAATACATATACAGCTGTTTTTGTATTGTAATTGTATTGTAGAGCATAGTTCTTTTTACACATGTATTGAACATTGGCGGCCTTTGATACTGGTGCACCATAAGGTGTAAATTGTGGACATTTATCATCAATTGGATTTGCCAGTGATGTTAATGGTAATAAAAGTAATAGTAATAATTTCTTCATGTTTTTCCTAGTTATGCAGCTGCACCCCAAACATTTTCCCAATCACCTGATAGTGCGCCTTTGGCGTAATCAGTAGCACGGTTCTCAAAAAAGTTTGTGTGTGTTGGTGCGTTAATCATTTCTTCAACCCATGGTAATGGATTCTTTTTCACTTTATAAACACCTTTCATTCCAAGTGAAATCAGGCGTCTATCGCAAATGTATCGGATGTATTGTTTTACATCATTAGCGGTTAAATCTGGCATATCACCCATTTCAAAAGCTAAATCAACAAACCTGTCCTCTAATTCAACCATCTTTTCTGCGATGGTATAGATTTGGCCTTTTAATTCATCGTTCCAAATTTCTTTATTTTCTTCTATGTAGGTTCTGAATAATTTAATCATAGATTCACAATGTTGAGTTTCATCAACGATTGACCATGTTACAATCTGACCCATACCTTTCATCATACCATGACGAGGAAAATTAAGGAGCATAATAAAACTACTAAAAAGCTGCATGCCCTCCGTAAAAGCAGAGAATACGGCGATATGCCTTGCAGTTGACGCAAGGTCACCGTTCTTTGAGCTAATATCCGTAACATAATCGTGTTTATCCTTCATCTGTTGATAATCTAAAAATTGATTATAAGTTGTATCTGGTAAACCCAATGTTTCAATGAGATGTGAATAAGCTGCAACATGAAGTGCTTCACGAGCTGCAAACCCTAACAACATCATTCTCACTTCTGGTTGTGGAAAATACGGTAGATAATTCTTTACATAACCACCTGCAACATCAATATCGCCTTGTGTGAAGAAACGAAAGATGTGTGTTAAAAATTGTTTCTGTGGTGGTGTTAGTTTATTTTTCCAATCTTTTACATCTTCAGCCATTGGGACTTCCGTGTGCAACCAATGAGATTGCTCATGAGCTAACCATGCGTTATAAGCCCAAGGATAGTTGAATGGTTTAAAACTGGTTCTTTCGTCTGTAACTCTATAATCGTATTTCTTGGTCATTTCTATCCTTCACATGCGATGCAAACAGATTCTTCTGTTGCTATTTGTTTTAAGTCAATTTCTTGCATTACTTGTCTTTCAATCTTCTTTGCTACTTTATCAGCCTTACCAATCTTTTCAGAACGGCAGTAATACAATGTTTTTAACCCTTGTTTCCATGCCAAGAAATGAATTGCGTGAAGATATTTTACATTTACATCTGGTCTAAAGAATACATTTAAACTTTGTGCTTGGTCAATATATTCTTGGCGGTCAGCTGCATGTTGAATAACCCAACGTTGGTCAATTTCCATAGCGGTCTTGAATACATCTTTTTGCCAGTCATCAAGTATATCCAAATGTTGTGCTGAACCATCATTCGCAATAATTGAAGACCATACTTCATTGTAATCTAATTTTGTATCTTCTTCACATTTCTTTTTAATGATATCATCCAAATAACGATTCTTATTTAAGAAAGACCCGCTCAATGTATCTTGACGATAAGCGTTAGCACGATATGGTTCTATACTTGGACTGGTGTTTCCCATAATGATACTGCTAGAAGCGTTAGGAGCAATAGCCATAAGATGGCTAAAACGGTTACCCGTACCTTTGGCGTCAGGTGCTTCGCCACGCTCTTTACCCAATTCTTGATTGGCTTCATTTAATTTACTCCTAATATTATTAAACATGGCCTTATTGCGACCAACGGTCATTGGATTTTCCCATGGTAAATTATTCTTTTGTAGATACGCATGAAATCCTAGAGCACCAATACCAATACTTCTTTCACGCATAGCAGAGTATTTGGCTCTTTTAATTTGTTTTGGTGCATTATCAATAAAATGTTGTAGGACATTATCAAGCATCTCTGCAACATCTTTTAAAAATATTTTGTTTTCTTTCCAATCATCATAATATTCCAAGTTGAGTGAAGATAAACAACATACAGCTGTTCTTTCACCATTTGTTGGTAAA